ACATCGGCCCGATCCCCGAGGGTCTGGATGTCCTGCATAGCTGCGACAACCCCGGCTGCATCAGCCACGAGCACTTCTTCCTGGGCACGCACGTCGACAACGTCGCGGACATGGTCGCCAAAGGGCGTCAAGCCGGGGCGCCCGGCGAGCAAAATAGCCAAGCCAAACTGACTGAGGCCCAGGTGCGGATGATCCGCATCGACCGTAGGACGGCGAAAGAGATCAGCGCTGTTTACGGTGTGTCGCGCCCAGCCATCTCACGCATCAAGACCGGTGAAACCTGGGGACACATCGCATGACCGCCATCGACTGGTACGACCCGGCCAAGCAGCTGCCGGAGGAGAACGAAGAGTGCCTGCTGATGCCGCACGAGAACGGCGGCCTGCTGACGGTCGCGGTGTTCGGCCCGATCCGCTGGCACGCCCAGAGCCAGTGCTGGCTGGACCTGTTCCGCGACCCGGAGGCGGGCGCCATGATCGCGCCCCACGACGTCGGCTGCTGGTGCGCCTGGGACGCGGTGAAGCCGTCCGACGAGTCGGGCCTGCCGACGCCGCGCACGGAGATGTCATGACGGCGACCGTCCGCGCCCCCTGGTCGCCGGCCATCGTCACCAACCTCAGGGCATGGCAGGCGGCGGGGTATGTCCACCCGCTGACCTGCGAGCGCTCGATCCACGGCCCGCTCGACGTCAGCCCCACCGGCCTGAGGTGCAAGACCTGCGGCTACCTGCAGACCTGGGCGCCGGAGGTGGTGGCGATCCACGGCCCGCCGCCGCCGCCCGGCCTCGTCAAGGTGGAGACCGAGCCCTGCGATCTCTGTCGCGCCAAAGGCGAACTGCACGTGCCCGCCAAGCGCGGGCGGCGGGCGGCGACGATCCAGTGCTGGGCCTGTGAGGGAACCGGCCGCCGAAAGGTCCGCACCTGATGCGGCGACAGGTCTCCCCGAAAGCCACCCTGCGCGAGCGCCTCGACTTCTGGTCGGAGCCCTACACGCCCGGCCAGTGCCGGCTGTGGTTGGGCCACAAGGTCAGGGGGTATGGCCAACTCAGGTGGCGAGGCCGAAGGATCAAAGCGCACCGCGCCGCCTACACCGAGTACGTCGGCCCAATCCCTGAGGGCATGTCCGTCCTGCACAGCTGCGACAACCCTGGCTGCATCAACCATGAGCACTTCTTCCTGGGCGCACAGGTCGACAACATGGCGGACATGACCGCCAAGGGTCGTCGAGCGATAGGCAGACAGAACGGCGCCGCCAAGCTCACCGAAGTCCAGATTCCGGCGATCCGCGCCGACCGCAGAGCATCGAGGGCAATCGCTGCGGCCTACGGCGTCTCGCAGCGGACCATCTTGCAGATCAAGAGGGGCCAGAACTGGGGACACGTCACGTGACCGATAACCATCCCTACAAGCATCCGTTCGTGGTGCTCGTCTACAGTTGCACCGACCCGGCTTGTCCGCCGCATCGCCGGGCAGTCGCCCACTGCTTCGAACGTAGGCCGCACTACCTCAGACCGTTACCGGCGACGGACTACAGCGAAAGTGTGGATGAGTGCCGCACCCATCTCAACCAGTTCTTGGAGGAGGAGGTCGAGCGCGAGAGGGCGCGCAACGACGCCCGCGAACGACGAAGGAAGAAACGATGACCACAGCCACCCTGGAGCACGTCGCCGTGCGCGACTGCCCGCGACAGACCATCCGCGCCCACCCAGTGATCTTCAAGAAGATCGAGAAGTACCGGCGCGCGCAGGGTATGCGATCCCTCAACGAAGCGATGGTCGACCTAATCGAGAAGGCCTTGGAAGCGGCGAAGGTCTGATGGGCAAGGTGTTGCACGGCCACCGCCATCGGGGCCGGGTCAGCCGCACGGCGGCAGCGTGGCTGAAGGCGAAGCAGCGCTGCACCAACCCGAACGACCCGAAGTACCCGATCTACGGGGGCCGGGGCGTCACGATGTGCGAGCGCTGGGCGCACAGCTTCCGCGCCTTCCTGGCGGACATGGGCGAGCGCCCGCCTGCGCTGACGCTGGAGCGGATCGACAACAGTCGGGGCTACGAGCCCGGCAACTGCCGCTGGGCGACCCGCAAGGCGCAGGCGCGCAACACCCGGCGCAACCACCTGATCACAGTGGATGGCGTCGAGATGTGCATCGCCGAGGCTGCCGAGAAGCTCGGGCTGAAGGCGGCCACGCTCTATCAGCGCGTCTACCGGGGCTGGGCGCCATGACGGGGGCGGTGCTGACGATCCGCGAGATCGGCCAGGGATGCTTTCCCGGCACCATCCGCTGCGGCGGCTGTGGCGGCGACACCCTCTGCTTCTGGACGCCGCGTCTCGGGGCCTCTTGCCAGTTGTGCGGCAGGTGCTTCACAGTGCTGCCTGGAGCGCCGCCGTTGGCGCTGAAGGCGGGTGAGCACCTCCTGAAGGAGGGGCCGCCGGTGCAGAACCTTCTCTGGCAGAAGGACTATCGGAGGGCGAAGCTTGGCCTACGGCAACGAAGCGATCCAGATGTCGAGGAAGAAGCGGCAGCGGCCGGACTACGTGCGCAAGCCGTGGGAGACGCGGATGCTGCTGAACTATGACCTGCAGCTCCTGGCGCGCGGCGGCCACGAGATGGCGACCGCGCTCAGCGAACTCGAACGCCGGGGGGCGAAGCCGCGCGAGGAGCGCCGCCGGTGGTGAAGAACTGGCTGCAGATGAACGCGCCGCCGCACATCCGCGAGTTCGCGCACTGGGCGGAGGAGCGGCGGCGGGCCTACGAGGCCAGCCGCGACGACTGGCGCCGCGACCACCCGCTGATCGACGTGAAGAAGCTGGAAGAGGAACACGGGATCGCGCCCGAGACGCAGAGCATCGAGCAGCTCAAGGGCAAGGGCTTCATCGTCAGGGACAAGGCCGAGGAGGGGGGCGCATGACGTCGCAGGAAGAGTCGTTCAGGATGGAACTGGCCTCGTCGCTGATCACCGAGATGGCCACCGGCTTGGCGCAGATGTTCGCCAAGGACGGCGAGATGATCGCGGTGACGCTGACCATCATGGAGGCCGCCCACGCCAAGGTGATCGCCGCCTCGCTGCAGGCGCACGACGACGCCGACCCCGCCGGGACCGCCGCTTGCCTGGACATGGTCGATGGGCATATGCGCGATCTGGTCAAGATTCTGCTGGAGCGGTTCGCGAAGGAAGAGGTCGAGCCGTGACCACCGACATCGGCAAGGGCGACGTGGTCGTCGCCGTCTACAACATGAAGCAGCACGGGGTGCTGGCCGGGGACCGCGACATCGTCGCCCAGGTGGTCGATGGCATCGGCATCTGCCGCCACTGCGCGCAGGCCAAGACGCGGGGCCTGATCCTTGAGAAGCACCCGCTCACCCAGCGCGGGGCCTGGGCGTGGTGCCTGTGCGGCTGGCGCAAGGTCGGCGGCAGCCAAGCCGACACGGTGGCGCTGTTCGCGCCCTACCTCGTCAACCGCCCGGCGCTGCTGCCGCACCGGCAGACGATCATCGGCGAGTATGTCTATCGCGCTCCGCCGCCCATGATCGCGCCCCAGGCCCAGAGGATAGCCGCCGCCAGGAAAAGGCCACGGGCGACACGTTCGGCGTAGGGGATCGGCCAAGTGGCCAAGAACCAAAACAGGAACGCGAGGACGATGAGCACGGCGAACAGGACGTTCATCGCAAGGCTCCATGTTGCGCGGACCCTCGTCGGCGCCGATTATGCAGCATGGCCGGGGTAGGGCGCTACGTGCGGGTGTGGTTGGGGGTGGGGCACCCCCTCGCGATGAAGAACGGCTTTGCCTACGAGCACCGGCTGGAGGCGGAGAAGAAGCTCGGTCGCCGCTTGTTGCCCGGTGAAGAGGTTCACCATGCGAACGGCGTGAGGAGCGACAACGCCTGGGACAATCTGGAGGTCTGCACTCACGCCGAGCATATGGCTGAGCATCGAGGGGCGGGCGTTCGGCGCTTGCGTAAGCCGGGCGAGCCCAACCCCGAGGTCGAGTGTGCCTGCGGCTGCGGTGTTCGCTTCCTGATGTTTGCCCCCGCCAGTGCCCGAGCCTACGAGCGCCGATTCGTGCATGGCCACGGTCGACGCGCTGTGCCGTAGCAACGCAAGCCAGACAATCGTCGCCTGAAAGCTGCTAGCTCGCCGAAGCATGGCAGCCGACGGCCCCTTCTCGCAGGCAAGGGATAAAATTACTACCTGGGCGCAGCACCCGGAAATCTTCGTGCGCGAGATGTTCGAGGTCGAGCCCGACCCCTGGCAGGAAGAGGTGCTGCGCTCGTTCCCGACCACCCCGCGCATCGCCATGAAGGCGTCGAAGGGGCCGGGCAAGACCGCCGTGCTCTCGTGGTGCGCCTGGAACTTCCTCGTCACCCGGCCGCACCCGAACATCGCCGCCACCTCGATCAGCGGCGACAACCTCCGCGACGGTCTCTGGAAGGAGATGGCGCACTGGCGCAACCGCTCCGACTTCCTCAAGCAGTCGTTCGAGTGGCAGGGCGAGCGAATCTTTAACCGGCAGGCCAAGGAGACGTGGTTCATGTCCTCGCGGACATGGTCGAAGGCCGCCGACCCCACCCAACTGGGCAACACGCTGGCCGGTCTGCACAGCGACTACATCCTGTTCATCATCGACGAGTCGGGCTCGATCCCGGTGCCGATCACGCTCACCGCCGAGGCGGGCCTGTCGAGCTGCATCGAGGGCCACATCCTGCAGGCGGGCAACACCAACACCCTCGACGGCGCGCTCTACAACGCCTGCGTCATGAACAAGCACCTCTGGAAGGTGGTGGTGATCACCGGCGACCCGGACGATCCGATGCGGTCGAGCCGCATCGACATCGACTGGGCGCGCGACATGATCCGCACCTGGGGGCGCGACGACCCGTTCGTGAAGATGATGGTGCTGGGCGAGTGGCCCGCCGCCTCGATCAACGCGCTGCTCGGCCCGGAAGAGGTCGAGGCGGCGATGAAGCCGCGCTGGCAGCAGCACGACATCGAGACCTCGGCCCGCATCTTCGGCTGCGACGTGGCCCGCGAGGGCGACGACGCCAGCGTCATCTTCCCGCGCCAGGGGCTGGTGGCGTTCAAGCCGGTGGTGCTGCGCAACGTCACCGGCAACTTCGCCGCCGCCCAGATCAACCGGATGCTGGAGACGTGGCCGGTCGATGCGATCTTCGTCGACAACACCGGCGGCTTCGGCTCGTCG